GACTTTAGACCTATATTGTTTGAAGATGTTATAAAACGCATCAAAGACGAAGGTGGGATAGTAGGATTCAAATCAGGAAATGGTCCTACAATGTAAATAGACCCTTCGGGGTCTATTTTTTTGGCTAAATACTATATGAACTATATTGAATATATTGAAAATGTTTGGTTGTATTTGTTTTTATTAATCATGTCCGGTGCCACAGGGTTTGCTTTGGGTCTTTTTATAGGATTTTTTGTGTTATAAAAGTAGCCTAATATAGTGTTATTTTAACGTGTTTGTGTTAGAATAAATATTCTATGCGTAATATATTTGTAACATTATTATTATTGCCACTACTAGCGTTTGCAGGAACACATACAGTAGTGTACAACGTAACAGATGACAGAGTTGTTCAAGGCTCTTTATACTGTAAGGAAGTTAGTATAGCTAGTATTAGTAAACTAATGACAATATACACGGTTTTGCAAGCAGACCAAAACCTCAACGAAAAATTAACTGTAACTGGAAACAAAGTAAATAATACCAAACTAAAGAAAGGTATGATTTTAACCAGACGTGAGTTAATTGACATGTCACTTATTAGCAGTGACAACTTAGCCGCAACGACATTAGCAGAACATTATCCCGGTGGAATGACACAATTTGTTAGAGAAATGAATTATCATTCTAAACAATTAGGTATGAAAAATACTGGTTTTGTGGAACCAACTGGATTAAGTCCTATGAACTACAGTACAGTAGGAGATGTTGTGCAATTAACAAGAGCAGTAAGTGCATTTGCTATTGTTCAGGAAGCGGCACAGACACATAGAGTAATAACTAATCCAGAAACAGTTAACAAAGGGTATAAAGGTAAATCCAAGAAAAAATCTAAAAAAGAACCGATTAAAAAGAAATCTACTAAGTCCACTAAATTGATAAACAATCCAACTAGTAACTATTTTGGACACGAAGGTGTCATAACCATCAAAACTGGATTTACTAATGCAGCCGGGTTTTGTATAACCATGTTGTTATATGCAAACAATCAATTATACAATATAACTGTATTAGGAGCACGTACTAAACAAGAACGTGATGTATTAGTTAAGAAATCACTCAAGGCAATACATCACGCATAATATATGCATTTTATACACAAAGTATAAATACGTATATTATGCTACACTTCATCAAAGACCTCACAGACAAATTTTTAGAATTCATCAAAGACGATCCTGTCCGACCCGAGATATCTAAAGATTTTAGAGTTAGTGATGGCAGAATGGTAGCGGCACTTGTAGATGAAGAACAACCTGAAGCAATGGTTTGTGTTAGCTTCCATGACTTTGTACCCCAAAATGTAAATGATTTGAACACAGTACATGCTCTACCTACTACCGCAGTATTCTATACTATATGGAGTTATAAAGCTGGTAAGGGTCGTGAGTTATTGATTCAAGCAGTTAGAGAGATTCAAAAGTCACATCCTAGTGTTACACGTTTTGTAACATTAAGTCCTAAGACAGAAGTTGCAAGACGATTTCATCTAAAGAATGGTGCTATCGTATTCCGTGAAAATATTGACACGGTAAATTACGAATATGAACAACCAGTCGCAATAGAGTCTGACGCTAAATAATGCGTGGACATACAATTCTTTTATAAAAATAATCAGCATAGCTATAAACATGAGTTTATAGTAGCTAAATTTACCAATGCTATAAAACAGGTTATAGAACTGCCTGATACACTGGAAGTATGCCTATATCCATTAGCTGATAATATTTATGGTGGCATAGATAGAATGCACGTTAATAGGATAGGCATAAATTACAATTTAGACTTTGAATCATTACCTAAAATCCTCACACATGAATTGATACATGTTAGTCAAAAACACTTAGGACATCTTTTAATTAAACCTAATGGTATGTGCTATTGGCATGGTATATACTACACAAAGAAACTTCCAGAAGAAATGACCTATGAAGAATACCACAATCTTCCTTGGGAAATGGATGCATATAATCGTCAGTCAAAAGTACTACAAAAGGCTTTAGAGATCCTTGCACCAACAATTTGACAATAAATCGTTTTGGGTGTATACTAGCGTTCTATTCACTTGAAAGGGCCAATCATGACTTACGACATTGACAAGTTTGTAAACACTAACAAAGCATTTGTGACTTTTGAGGACCAGTCTGACGAAGATGAATCTCAATCTCAATTTGAGAAACTTATTAACTTTGATAAAGTTAATACAGAAGCATACCCTGTGCTTGTTTATGAAATGAATACTAAAGCAGTAGCTTGGTATGACATAGAAATGTTCATGGGATTTGCAAAAGTAGACTAAAAGTATTATATACTCAAAACTTGACAATAAATCAAATTGGGTATATAATACATCTATGAACTCGAAAATCAACCGCAAACGTAGAACAGACCGCAATCAAGTCATCTACTACATTCAAGACAATGTAACACTTGAGTACTACATCGGTTTGACCGCTGTTTGTTTCGCAGGTAACGTGCGTAAGACACTTGTGCGCCGTATGCAAAAGCATATGCAACGTGCTATGACTGAGAACAAAGATTGGGGTTTGTCACGTGCCTTGCGTGACAAGGGTGCTGAGAATTTTGTATTCGGCGTTGTTGAAATTGTACGAGGCAAGCGTCCTGCTCATGCACGTGAGACAGAATTGATTAACACATTGCAACCAGCATTGAACACATTCGGAGTAAAATAATGGACATGATGATTAAATCAACGTCATACGGTGAAGTCGGTATTGACACAGAAGCGAGTCCTGGAAACGGTTCTTACTATGTTAAAATGTACGATGGTTCCTATGATGCTGTGGGTTTTGATACACTAGAGGAAGCATGGGCTGAGTTAGAGTTTGTGGCTTGCGGTATCGTTGATGCGGAGTTTGAAGAATGAAAGTAAACGATATCTTACAATGGGCTGGTGCAGTATTCATTATTGCAGGACACGTGTGTAATGCGATTGGTCCTAGTGTTTATCCCTACAACATTGTGGCATTCACATTAGGTACAATTATGTTTATGGCATGGACTATCCGTGTAAAGAATCGTCCTCAATTAATAGTGAACCTTGTAGCAATTATCACTTGTTTTATTGGTTTAGTTAGTGCCTGGAAATAAATAAAAAATGAACAACGAAATCACAATAGAAATGCTGGACCGTAAGATTGCATGGTGTGAGCAAAAGCTAGCAGCCGCCAAGGTAGCGGCCATACACCGTATGCAGGATTTTTATTTTGAAAAGACCCGTGATAAAGTAGATGATGACTGGCCCGAAAGTTTTTCTTTAGATGACCTTGCCAAAGCATTGAATGTGGAACGTGTGAGTTATAGGGTTTATTATAGTAAGGACAATCTTACTTGCCGACTGTTTGTATTTCGTGCCCACTGTACACCTATTGAAATGGAAATAATGGCAAGCATGGGGTTCGTGTTTGCTAATGACGATGACACAGAAAATATTCCTGACAAACCAATAGCAATAGAGGAAATTGAAGAATGACACTAGAAGATTTGCAATACATTTTTGATCGCCAGATAGAAGACGGCACCGAGAGACTGTACTTCATGCTGGTGGATGGTGATCGCATGCCTGTGGTCGAACGTCACCCTGCGGAGGATTTGGCTGGACTGTTGCCCATGCTGAGTCATTTCCAATATCATGGTAATGAACTTATGCCGAGATTTGTAAAATGAATGAACGAATTAGAGAACTTTTGCTACAGGCTACCACCCTTAGAGGTCCTCCATTCATAAGGTTTAAAGTTGACCAAGAAAAGTTCGCCGAGTTGATTGTGCGGGAATGTGCTGATATTGCAACAATTCATCAACAGAACCATGCACACGATTCTATTGGTCGATATGTTCTTGAACATTTCGGAGTTGAAGAATGAATAAACCACTTGATGATTTTGATGATGATTTGCCGGAAATGACCGATGAAATAATGAACGAGTTTAAGGCAATAAAACTTGCTGATTTGCATTTAGGTCCACTAGAAGTAAAACCCCTTGGTAAAAATTCGTGGTTAAATCAATATGGTCCTAAACCACCGGGACCCGAAATTTATGCATTGGATGCGTTGATTGCAATTTTATCTTGTGCAACGGTTTGGTTTGTAATCAATGCTTGGATATATGTTTTTAGTTAAGGAAATGTTGAAACCATGATGTACTTCCCCGAAAGCACTATCTTTATAATGATAGTATGTGTTATAATAATTTTCAAATATTTTTTATGATAAATTTAAATTTTGCAATTGGATATCCTTTAACTAGGTTGTCATTCAATCATCTTTTACATTATTGTTGGGAAACGGCATTCAAAAATAAATATTTTGAAATTGAACTGATTCAAGATTGTGAAAACCTAATACATTTTAAGTTTGATTGGACAACTAAGTGCGACCATGCAGGTGTTAGGCTAGAATTAGGTTTGTTTGGATATGAACTTATGTTTCAGTTGTATGATAATAGACATTGGGATTTTAAAAATAACGATTGGGTGACCGGTGAGTGTTAGTGTAAAATCCTCCGTAAGTACTCCCACACCATTGTTGGATTACACTTTACGACACAAACATGAACTTGAATTACGTAAGGAAGTATTCAACAAACATTATGATAGAATTAATGAATATCATGATTGGAAACGAAATGACCATAATGAAAAAAATAGATTGGAAAGAAATCAAGAATTGCGTGATTACATGGAACAAATACATCAATACGAAAACATTAAAAGGCAAAAAGAATATTATGATTATCGATACCAATTTTACATTGGTACACTAATAGATTGTTATATATGAATAGATTTCCTAGCCCTAACCGATTAAGCAGTTTACTGCAACCATTTATTATACTTCTGGGCATAGCTTTTATGCTCATTCTATTGTATGGATTTTTTATGGATGACGAATATGATGAAGATGATGAAGTGACCATTACCTTTAACTGTACGCAAGTATTAGGTGCACAACACAATTATCCTGAATTTGTAATTAAACAATGTATGCTATTACGGAGGGGTGGATGAAAAATAAAGAACAAATTATCACTGACATGTGTTATACGTATAGGCATGATTATGGGTTGCGTAAAGAAGACGGCGAACCAAATTGGACAGCGGGTATGACTGAGCAGGATGCCAAAATGCTTTACAACACAATGGAACAGATATACAATAACAACATCGAACCTATTATTGAACACTACAAAGGACAAGAAAATGCACTTAAGTCAAATAAATGAATTAACAAATCACCGTATTACTGAAGGTAGTGAGTATTGCTGGGACTGTTATCCTAACGCACGATACTTAAGTTACGAAAGTGAGTTTGCCCATGTGTCTGTGCTTTACAGTACTGAGACACAGGAAATATATGAAGCCGATGTAAGTATTAAAACACATGCATGGCCCGAAGACCAAAAACCTTATCGTTGGTTGAATCCTGAACATAAGGATAGTATGATTGCTGAGGCTAAGGAACGCAAAGTCAAGTGGCGCAAAGCATGGGATGAAGTTAAATGGGTTGACCTTGAAACCGAAGAAGATTTCATAGAAAAAGCAAAAGCAATTTTTAATGGAGAAGAACATGATAAACGTATTCAAGTTCCGATTGAATTGGAAGATGATGTTATGTTGCAGTTATTCACGGAAGCACATAAGCGTGATATTACACTAAATAAGTTTGTTGAGGAGATTTTGCAAAATCTTATTGACACAACTAAGAAAAAGGATTTATCATGTTAGAAACATTATTTTGGATAGCAATAGGGGCGTTTGTGGGTTGGAATTTTCCGCAACCGGACTTTGCAAAAAATATTCAAGTCAAGTACTTGCAAACGTATATTGACAAATTAAAGACAATTTTATTTTTCTGGAAGTAATTATGTTTGAATGGAAAATAGGTAAAATTACCCCGTCATTTGATGACGTTTTCAATGTAGCATGGACGTTAGTTGGTACACGTGAACACGACGGTAAATCTTTTGTCGCTGATACAACCGGTAGTGTGGATATTACATATGATACTAGTTTTAGTCCTTTTGAGAATTTGTCAGAAGACCAACAGTTGCAGTATATTTTCCAAAATGGCGTAGACGGTTATTCTGCTGAGGAAATTGTAAGTAAAAAACTTTTTAATCTTATTTCTCCTCCTATAATTGTTCCTCCTTTACCCACAGCATAAATTTTAATCCCAAACTAGTTGATTTTAAAATTTAAACGTGATATAATTCACGTATGAATTTAATTTTAACTGGTATATTTGAATGGATAACCGATGATTACAAAAGTAATAAATTACGTTTTTGTTTTGAGGTCATTGCTTGGGCTATATCTATTGGTTGTGCTATCACTATGGCCGTCACCGTACCTAATCCCCCCCTTCTGGCCCTTTACCCAATATGGATTACTGGCTGTGCTATATACGCTGGGTGTGCTTATAGTCGGCGTTCCTTTGGTATGCTTGCTAATTACGTCTTACTCACAACAATCGATACAATCGGATTAATAAGGATGGTTATATGAATAAAACATGGACTCTGTTAGTACAAGAAGACCCGGAAAACGGTGATGCTATACTTGAATTTCCTGACGACCTAATGGAAGAGGCAGGCTGGAAAGAAGGTGATGAGTTAGATTGGATTGACAATAAAAATGGATCTTACACCTTAAGGAAAAAAGAACCAACTCAATGGGTACTTGTTGAATGTGTCAGTACATTCCGTGAACGCTACATGGTTGAAGTTCCTGTAGGTGTTGATGATTACGGTAAAAACAAAGCTGATTGGGCATTGGATACTGTTACACTGAATGAAGCAAAAGAATTTAGCCAAGAACATATCGGTGAACAAATTGTTAGCCATCGTGTTGTGTCTAAAGAAGAAGCACTAGCGTTATGTGATGTGGATAACGACTATGGTAGTTCTTGGGATGAAGAATTAAAAATCAAAAACTTTTTTACAACTTGGAAAGAACAGGAAAAGAAATGAATGTTGCCTCTGAATGGACAGAAAAAGATTGGGACAAATTTGCAGTTTGGATAAAGGGTGTACTTCAAGTTAACCCGATAACTATCACCTTCACTAAAAAGGATGGTACTGAACGGGTAATGAAATGTACATTGCAACCTGAACTACTACCTGTAGTAGAACAAAAACCCATTGTTGAAGGTAAAGCACCTAGGAAAGAAAGTACTACTTCATTGCGAGTATTTGATTTAGAGAAAAATGAATGGCGCAGTTTCACTATTCGTAGTGTTACACATATTTCAACCAAGTTTGGAGAGGATGATGATACGGTATGATGATACAACAAAGGTCACTTGCGTGGATAATGGACAAGCCGTTGATGCAGAAGTGTTGGAATTTAAACCACAATTGTTGCTAAGTGTAAGCCTAAATAAAAGTATTAAAATGATACTTAAATATTCAGCAAAAAGTGACGAATATCAAGGTGATTTGTACGGTAGAACTTTTATATCAAAAGGCCCAAAGGGTACCCACTATAGTACAGGCCGGGGCGGTTGACAATAAATAAGGATTCTGCTATACTATAGGTTATGAAAAAGCAAATCTTATCTTTCACTGTTGAACAGCCCAAACATCGGGCCCATCGTGTGTTGTTCCAAGAAAACACACCGTTCAAACCTAAGGTTGTGCAAAGCAAAATTGCATATCGCCGTAATCCAAAACATAAAAATAGTGAGCACTAACATGAAAGTACTGTTGTGCAAGGATTGTACCTATATCAGTAAAATTCCTTTAATCAACAAGGTAATACGAAATGATTACGAACATACTTGTTCTCACCCAGATTCTTGGACTGAACCGACCCCCGATTACGTACTAGGCCTGGCTAGGACCAGTTATTTCAAGACCTGTGAACAATCACGCATGTACGGCGAAAAGTGCGGGATATCTGCTAGAAATTGGACTATAAAAGAGTAACAAAAAGTATTACTTTTTAGGTTGACAATAAATCACTTTGGGTATATAATATATCTTGTTCAGTTGATTAAAGGAGTAAACAATGGAACGATTTTCACAGATTCAGCAAGTCAATTCTACTATCATGTTTGGTAACTTTACCAATGATGAACTGAATAGCATCAACGATGCCGTTAAGTTTGCCCGTGCTGGTATTGCAAAGCAAAACAAACGTGCCATGAATGTTGGTACTGTTGTCAAATTTACAAATAGTAAAACCGGTATGACAATTACCGGTACTGTCAAAAAAGTAAATCAAAAGTATATCCTTGTGAATGAGCAAAAAGCAGGCAGCTTGATTGGCTCTACATGGAGAGTTCCAGCTAGCATGTTGTCCGTTGCGTAAAAACAACATACCCAAATTTGACAATAAATCAGTTTGGGTATATAATAACATCTTAGACAGTAAAGAAAAGGAAACGAAATGACTACAATCACACTTGATATCTCTTATGGTATGTTCTCTGACGAAGGTAACATGGCTGTTCACGGTATTGTGACAACTGCCAAAAGTCAAAATCTGTCATGGAAACAGACTTTCAAGGCATTGCGTGACTTGGCTGATTCTAATCCTGACATGTTCGGTGAGGCAATGGACACAATGGTTCGTGAATATGTCTATGATGCTATCGGTGCCGACAAGCGCGGTGAATGTTTTTACATCTAAGGAACAAACATGACTAAAAAAATCTCCATCAAAGTTTTTGCAGATCCTGGTCATGCTTGGGCACGTTTTCCCAAAGCTAGGTTACTGACACTTGGTATTGCCGACAAAATTAGTACTTATAGTTACATGAATGGTAGCAATGCATTTCTGGAAGAGGATTGTGACTTATCAATATTGATTAGTGCTCTCCGTGTGCGTGGTTATGAAATTAAATTCAACGAAAGTCACACCAACCGTCAAAGCAAAATCCGAAATTATTCTACCTATAAGGCTTGACAATAAATCACTTTGGGTATATAATAGAGTCTTATTCAGTCAAACAACAGGAGTTAAACATGCAAGCACTTCAAAAATACATCGACCAACAAAACAAATGGAACGCTATGTTCAAGGGTCGCCAATATGAAATTGAAACCCGTGAGGGTCGTAAACAAGTGGCAGAAATGATTGATTCAGCACTGAGTCCTGAAAATCTTTCCTGCGATGGCGAACTGCCCCGTAGTCAAGTACAAGCCCGTTATCGTCAATTGACAGGTGCCGCTAAAGACCTCATCAAGTTGGATCCTAGCGTTGCTCAATACATGTACGAATTTTCGGAGTAATAATCATGGAAAAAATTGCTGTTATGATTGGAGCAATTGTCATTGCTATTGCAGGACTATTGTTACTTAGTTTCTTACTAAGTTGGCCGGTGTACATGCTTTGGAATGGTTGCTTGGTTGGAGCCGTTGCAGGAGTTAGTGAAGTGTCCTGGTTACAGGCGTGGGGCATTACGGTGTTGTTTGGATTTTTGTTTAAAACTACGGTGAGCAATTCAAAATGACTAATGCAGAAAAAATGAAATTGGCTATTGAGAGGCTAGAAGAAGCCCAAACATTAATGATTGATTCATTGGGTGATTTGGATTTTGTACAAGATCACCTTATTTTAATCGATACCATAATTGAAGAATTATCATACTACAGACTTGAGGAATTACAAAATGAGTAAAATGGCTGATTTAAGTTTAGAAATCCAATTGATGTTGGAGGACGGTGTACACCCTACCTCAATTGCCAAAAGACTTGATATACCATTGAGTTGGGTGTATGATACACTTGAACAGATGGAACCTAGTGAAGAATTGAGCCCTTTTGCTACACTAAATTCATAATAGGAAAGTTAAATGAGTTATTTTTTGAAGTCTGGTAACACCTACCGTGTTGCTAGCGATGAGGCAATGGATATTCAACGTAAGCTACCTGCGGGTAACTATGTTATTAAACTGAATGAAATGTCCGGTGAATTATACTTAGAGGGTATTGATAATTTCAATATTCCAAATAAAATGTATGGCAATTGTCTAAAACACACTGATAAGATTATCCGAACCTTCATGGATCGGGATAACGCAACCGGTGTAATGATGACCGGTGAAAAAGGTAGTGGTAAAACATTGCTTACCAAGAATGTTTCTATTCAATTAGCTAAACAGGGTATCCCTACAATAGTTATCAATGCTCCTTGGAGTGGTGATAAGTTTAACACATTCATTCAAAATATTGAACAGCCTTGTGCTATTCTATTTGATGAATTTGAAAAGACCTACAATGAACGTGATGAACAGGAAGCTATTCTGACATTGTTAGATGGTGTGTTCCCTACTAAAAAGTTATTCATGTTAACATGCAATGACAAGTGGCGCATTGATTCTCACATGCGTAACCGTCCAGGTCGTATTTTCTATATGATAGATTTCAAAGGGTTAGATGAAATATTTATCCGTGAATACTGTTATGACAATCTTAAGGACGCAAGCCTAAAGAATATTGACAGCATGGTAAATATCGGTAGTTTGTTTGCTGAATTCAATTTTGATATGTTGAAGGCAATCGTTGAAGAAATGAACCGCTACAACGAATCTCCGCAAGAGGCACTAGAAATGCTTAACGCTAAGCCTGAATTTGATAGTGGTACTGAGTATAACGTTAAAATTGTACACAACGGTAAAGAAATTAAAGAGCCCCGCCGAGATAAGTTTGAAGGTAACCCACTTCAACCAAAAGGTGTTGTTATTGAATTTGACAGTGATCCTGATGATGATAACAGCGAGTACATTTGGAAGACTTTCAAGCCTGATGCATTGATTCACGTTGACGGTCGTAAAGGTGAATTCACTTTCAAAGACAACGGAACCACTGTTGTTCTTTCAAGAATTGAAAAGAAAACATACCATATGTACGATGCTTTTTGAAACTAAAAGTATACACTTTTAAAAGAGTACAAAAGTACTCTTTTTTTGGTTGACAATAAATCAATTCGGGTATATAATACATGTATTGAATCGAAAAAAGGAACTGAAATGAAACTAGAAACTGCTCTGAACGTGATCCATAAAGAAGGTAAATTCTTAGGATTGACTTCCTTCGCAATGATGCAATTCATTGCAAAGAATCCCTTAGCACAACCTAAAAAGACATTAGAAGCCTTTAAGGTTGTAAAAGAAAGTGTTACAAATACTTTTGAATAAAACGGTTGACAATAAATCGGTTTGGGTATATAATAGAATCTTAAACAGTCGAAACAAGGAGTAACAAATGGCTTACATGTCTCAGGAACGCAAATCAGAAATCGCCCCTAAAGTTAAATCCATTCTGAAAAAGTTTGGTATCAAGGGCTCACTGAGTGTCCGTCATCATTCAACCCTGTCACTGACCCTGAAGTCAGGTAAGATTGATTTTATCGGTAATAGTAATCGTGTTTGCGGCAATGATTTTTATCAGGTTGCAAAAGGTTTCAAACCTAACACAAATGGTTACGATTCTATCAACCCTTACTGGTTCCATGAACACTACGACGGTGATGCTAAGGCATTCTTGACCGAAGTAATGGAAGCAATGAACGACGGTAATTGGGACAAGAGCGATATTCAATCCGACTACTTTAACGTAGGTTGGTATGTTGACGTTAATATCGGCAAGTGGAATGCTAATTACGTGGTAGAGGCTTAATATGAATCGGTATCGTGTACGTGTTTTTATGAACGAATCATTTTGGCAAGATATGGTCCTTTCAGGTGACAACTGTTGGATCGCCGAAAAAATTGGTATCGGTATGAGTCCAATTGGCAAGGCCCATTTTTTGGGCGAAGCCTAAACGATTTTGGTAACATAAGTGGTTGACAATAAAGACTCTTTGTGTTATCATTATAACTGTGCTGAAAAGCATATTTTATCAACTAGCTATATTTTTTAAAGGAAACAAAATGGCTAATCAAACTTTCAAAGTCGCAGGTATTACAGTTCATAACGGTAACGCTAAGGTCCGTTTCACAGATGACATGGTTCGCCGTGTTAAACAATTCTCTAAGGGTGGTGCCACTCGCATTGACCTGATTGAGTTGCCTAGTGAGATGTCTAAGGTAGAGGCACTTACATATTTGTCTAATCATGCAGATTTCCAAAGTCCTAGTGACTTAGCAACCATCTGTGATGCACTGTCCGATCGTGTGCTAGAGGCAAACAAGGGTACTGTTAAAGTTCGTATTACTAAGGCTGCTAAGCCTAGTCTTGCTAGCATCAAGGCTCGTGGTAAGAAAGAAATTACTGCTGAACAACTATTGGCAGAAGTCGGTGTAGCAACCGTTTAAGTAATCAAAGGCGCATTAGCGCCTTTCTCCATTTATAAAAAGGAAATAAAATGAAATTAAGCGATAAAATTGAAAAGGTTAGCGATAGCCTTACTATTAATATGTATGATAATGGCTTTATGGTTGAAGTGTCCGGTCGTGATAGCGAATCTGATTGGAAAACTGCAAAGATTATGTGTCCAACTTTGGATGAAGTGGTCGCTGTCCTTAAAGAAGCCAGTAACATGGAACGTGACTGATAATGGCTATATTTGATAATTGGACAACACTCAGTGACTATTCATTAGGTCGTAGAAAATTTGATCCATCCGATGTTGCTGATTTAAAAGAATTAGCATATTTTAAAAAGAACAAGACTTGGAAAGATACATGTCCTTTTTATTTAGAATGGCCCTTTAAAGATATTGTTACTATGTGTCAGACAAAATACACTGACTATATGTTAAAAAAATTAGTCAAATAAAAAAGCCCCTTTCGGGGCTTTTTTAAAATGCGCTCAGTGCGGCATAATGCCAGCCGCCACCGTAATATACAGCAAGTCTATTATTAGCTTGGTCAATAGCTATGCTACCATCTAATATATTTTGTGTAGGCATTGAGGTACCGATAATAATATGTCCTCCGGGAACATATACAATAGACCCTCCCAATCCTGCTTGCACATAACTAGCACCATACACGATACCACCACTTAATACATTTCCACCAGTAACATTTCCTGTTGCAGTTATTTGTCGGTCAACGGTGACATTACCGGTGACTATTACATTACCCAAGTTAGCTGTTGCAGTAGTTTTGATGAGAGTACTTGCTATCAAGTTTGCACCTGATACATTACCATTAGTCGATATAGTTCCGGTAGTATCTATTGTTGTAAAGTTACCTGCGGCACGGGCTACAGCACCAATTGTACCGTTCACGTTGCCTAAAAGATTACCAGTAAATGTAGTTGCGGTGACGTTACCAATTGTAGCATTACCGGTAATTACTAAGTTACCAGTGCTTGATAAATTGCCACCGGATATATTACCTGTAGCACTAATTGGACCAGTGCTAACTACGTTAGCCGATGTTATTTTTGTATATGTTACTGTACTAGGTAATTCAACATTTATTGTACCAGTTGATGTTATTGGACTACCGGTTACTGTTAATGAACTACTAGTGATATCTAGTCTGGTTACTGTGCCGAATGTAGAATTAAAAGATGCGATAGTAATCTCACCTGTATCACCGCTTAATCTTATTCCTGGACCTGCATTTAATTTAGTAACACCGGTATTTTTAATTTCTATAGTACCGGCACTTGTGACGGGACTTCCGGTAACAGCAATTCCAGTGCCATTCGCAGTTACTGCAACACTAGTAACAGTGCCAGCAGTGCTGATAGGTGATATCTTTGTAATTCTACCGTATTCATCTACTGTTAGTGTAGGTGAAATATATTCTCCGGGAGCAAAATTTGCTGTAGTAGGAAAGGATGGTAATTCTATTGATATAGTACCTGCGCTAATAATTGGACTACCGGATAAAGTAAGTGAAGTGCTAGTTACATTAACGTTAGTTACACCTGCAACAGTACCGGTGCTGTTTCCTGATACACTTATGATTATATTTCCGGTAGTGTTATCTAGTGTTATTCCTGTACCGGCAGTCAATTTAGTGACACCTGTATTTCTAATAGTTAGAGTATTCCCGCTTGCAAGGGTACTGATTCCTAAACCATTTATAATTTCTGTGTATGGACTTGCGCTATCAAACAATGTATTAAAATTGTTAACTACTTTGCGAAAAGCAGTATATAGGTCATCACTACCAGTCGCCTGATTCTCTACCCCTACGGTGATTGTTTCTTTACCTAGAATTGCCATTTTTTATCCTTATCTTGTATTTATCGTATTATTTCAAAGTGTCCTAGCTACTACAATACCGCTAAATATTCTTTAAATTTAGTATGACGTTGCTGTACAACATGCTTTGGTTCATTGGCATTGATTGCTTTGACAACTTGTACGGTGTTATTAAAGTCGTCTACTTTAGGCCTAACTCGATTTTTCCAGTACCATAATGCAACTTTAGCACCAACTTCTAAACTATTACTAACTAGGTCAGGATGCTTTACTAGTCTATCATCACCAAATATCTGCTGACTGGCTTTGGTATAATTATCACGCCCTGTGAGTTGCATTGGACCACGACCTTTAAATAATTCTCCGTCACCTTTGACTTTATTACCTAATTGTTTTGCTAGAGAGCGATTTTTTTCATATCTATCAAATTTTTTCTTGTTGCCAACTTCTTTCATCTTGGAAAAGTCCCAGCTTTCATGTCTGGTTTGTGCCATGAACTGTGCTAGTTCTACACCTTTTAGTCCTGCAGCCTTGGCAGCAGTTTGCAGTGCGGCTTCAGCATCACTATTATTGCTTAATAATATAACTCCGTCTTCCTCATCATTTGAGAACTTTGGAATCATTGATGCAAGTTTATCTTTGAATGATTGTGCAGGTTGTGCAACTTTAGCAGGCTCTTGCTTAACAGTAGGTTTTACAGTAGCAGGCATTTTACTGACAGGCTTTGAATAATCAGGTACCTTTACTTGTTGTCCTATTTCTAATTTAGTATTACGATCCATCTTGTTGAGTTTGTATATCTCTAATGGATTTACATTGTTTTGTCTTGCTATACTGTAAACGGTATCTCCGGGTTCAACTATTTGTTGAACCATTTGAGGAACCTTTGCATTAGCACCCATTGCCATAGCGCCTGCCATTGCACCTGTTGCTAATGCAGATCTCCAATCTTCTTCTAATTCATCTTCTGTTACACCTTGCTTGCTTATTTCTTCTATATCTTCATCAGGAACAATGCGTGATGGAATAGATTTCACACCTAATAATTTATAGGCCCAAAATCTATGATGTCCATCTAATACTTGATAACCGTTTTTATATTTGCGAACTAATAACGGGGGAAGTTTAGCGCCCTGTTTTAGTCCTGCTACTATTTTTTCAACATTGGCTCGGCTTTTTGGTTGATTCATTTTAGCATCAGGCTCAAACCCCACTAGTTGATTAGCGGGTATATCTACTATGGCTAAACTATCAAATCCGGTGTCATCTACTTCAGCTCCAAAGTAACTGGGGTCTGTGTAGAGTTTTACCTTGCCCTCCGCTACACCTTGCTTACGTGTGTAGTTGTTAAAAGTTTGAACCTGCTTGATGATTCTTGGATCTAAGATAATACCTTGCTCTGGTTCGTTGTGTGCTATCCAGCCCTTGCCATAGTCATAAACACTAGTAAAGCCCAAGTCTCTTAATATTTTATTCCAACGAATAATAGTAGATTCATCATTCTTGCTTACTTGAATTAGGCAATTATAAATAAACCAATAAGGATCATTGTTGTATGTGCCTTCTTCTATTAATTGATTGATAACTTCTTCAGGACAATATTGACGCAGTGTTGCCTTTAATCTCTCAGGATCAACTTTTGTGTCCGGTGTCATTCGATGACTAGTATCGTATTGAAACACTTGTATGTATGGGAAATCATTACCCCATGGTAACTCCTCAGAACCATTGACCCAATCATTGACATACGCTAATGGATAAAAGTAAATGCCCTTGGGAGTATCCTCGCTGATGCCCTTGCCAGGATTAATACCTAGTTTGGGCAACATAGTCATGCTCAGACCCCACTCTTTTAAGTTTATGTATGGGCTGTTCAAAATGCTTTTAACTTCTCGACGGGCCGAATCGTATTTTCTATTCAGTTTTCCACCGGCTCGGGCTTCCCAAATACGAACATCTTCTCCGCGATTCTTTTGCCAGAAATACTCACCCGATTCTTTTCCCTGGTCTGCTATCTTTGTCACATCGTAACTTTTATGTATCTCGTAACCCTTGCTTTTAACATAGTCATACATTACTTTAGCTATGCCTTGACCTCTGTATTTGTCTATTACTAACAAATCTTGAGGATCTAATTCATTACCGTCACCTTTATTAAAGACGACTGACCCCATTTCACGACCCCAATCATCAAGTGCTGATGCAACTACTTCATAACCGTCATCTCTTAGTTTCATATGAACGCCATGGAACTCTTCCGTACGGCTTTCATTGTCCTCTACAATAAATTCTCTTGCTCTCATAAATTCTTACCCCACCTAGTGTTAATGTGACTCCAGTTCATTATCTTCCAAATGTTTTCTAAGTACTGTCTCTTATCAGCTTGATAGTCTAACGCCCAGGCATGTTCCCACCAGTCAACTAGAATAAGAATATCATCACGAACCTCGTGGTTAACAATAGTCTTTATCTCACCTGTATAACTCATATAAATCCAACCACTACCTTGTATCTTCATGGCTTCTTGTTTGAATTGTTCTTTAAAGTCTCTCCACCAATCATACTTACGTTTAATAATCCCCAGTACAGGGCCATTAGGAGTGTTATCTTCTTTTGGTGGATGAAACTGGCTGAAATAAATGTTATGCAGAACTGCGCCTGCATAGTTGAAATCTTTATCACCCTCACCCTTGTTGTATCGGGATGCATATCCATGGGCTAAATCCCCATAGTGATAATCTAGTGTTTTCTTACTAAGTACCGGATTGAGGTCGGAACGGTCATAGGATAGTTTGTTTATCTCTACATTTTTTGTTCGGGATTCACTGATTTTCTCTACAATATCGTACATAGTAGAGTATTTATCGCAACTCAGGTCACTTGTCTACAAGATTGTCTCTGAATATTTTCCAAGCATTTTCCCAAGACCAACGATAACTACCCTCTGAAACCTTACGTCTAGGTAGAAATAAACAATCAGTAACAGCTTGCTTTAAATCAATATTTAAACAACCAGTGATACCCTCATCTATTACATCTTCTGGGCCTGGTACAGGATATGCGGCTACAGGAGTACCACAGGCCATTGCTTCAATCATAACAATTCCAAAGGTTTCCCATTTGCTAGGAAACACAAACACTTCTGCATTAGCATAATATCGTGCTAGATCCTCACCTGTTTTAAATCCAGTAAAGTGTACATCTGGGTATTGCTTACGATATGTTTCTAGCATTGGTCCATCACCCACCATAACTTTAAGATAACCAGAATAATCCATTTCTAAAAATGCTTCCAAATTCTTTTCTTTGCTAACACGACTAACGCACACTATATATTTGCTAGTTGTTTCTACTCTATGACTTGGGTTAAATATTTTACGGTCAACACCGCGAGTCCAAGGAATTACGTCACCATCAAAGCCGTGTGCCCTTAACTCTGCCACCATTGTTTCAGTAGTAGTCAGCACTTTGCCACTGTGCTTATGAAACCATCGTACTAGAGGCCAAGTAACTGCCTCAGGAATGCCAAATAGGGCTCTAAGTCCTTCAGGGAACTTAGTATGATAAGCAGTATTGTACCTAAAATTATGTTTTGAAAGATATTTTCTAGCAGACAGACCAAGAGGACCCTCTGTGGCGATATGGATATAATCCGCACCGATCGCCTCAATCTTCTTGCCCATCTTCCTTGGATGGGCAATCTTGACTTCGTGGTAGCCAGGACAATCAAAGTAGCGGAAGTCCCCGGGAGTAATGTAAACAACGCTATAACCATCCAGAACCGCACAAGCCTCGATGTTTTTGTAAGTTGTGACAACGCCATTTATTTGATCCGGTAAATTATCTGTTATAATCAATATTGTTTTTGACATAAACCCTCCACTTTAAAACTCTTAAACTTTAATTCATACTTCATTGTTGACAATGTTTGTTCGCAAATCATTTGATTCGGAAACAATAACTCTATTCTTCCTGGTTGATCTTTTGGGTTGTTCATGTGTACTGCTATCAATATCATTAACCACATCGTCACTCTCCTTAGTCCAAGTTACTATTTCCCAACGACTATCGTGATGCTCTACTAATGCTGTACAGCTTTCTACCCAGTCACCGTCATTCATATATTTAACACCATCAATGTCTTTGATTTCTGCATGGTGTATGTGTCCACAGATAACTCCATCAAAGCCACGCTTCTTACAATACTTGGCTAAGTTTTCTTCAAATTTAAAAATAAAATCTACTGCTTTTTTGACTCGGTGTTTAAGAAACTGGCTAAGGCTAAAGTACCCAAAACCAAAACGATGACGAATCCAATTAATCCTAGTATTGAGTCTAAGAATGAAATCATATGCTTTATCTCCTAATATTGTTAGCCAGGGGGCTAGTCTTGTAATCCCATCAAACATATCTCCGTGTACTACTAGATAGTGTTTACCATCTGCACCTATATGTTCAATTTGATTGTGTATTTCGATTAAGCCAAAACTAAAACCATATGGTATCATTGGTCTTAGAAATTCATCGTGATTGCCTGCAATGAATATTACTTTAGTGCCACGCTTGGCATGACCTAATACTCTGCGTACTACGTTGGTGTGCGATTGTTTCCAACGCCATTTGTTTTGTTGTATTTTCCATGCATCAATTATATCACCGACTAGATATAATGTATCGCATGTATTGTGTTTGAGGAAGTTATTGAGTTTGCCTGCTTGACAATCTTTTGTACCTAAATGTACATCACTAATGAAAATAGAGCGATAAGTCTTTTGCATAAGCAAGTATTTATCGCCCGATATGTTACAGTATTGTTACAATACTATATCTTTACTAACGTCCATTTAGAATTAAATGACTTACCTTCGGCTCGGTGTTTAGCAATTTTGCGAAACTCTTTTTTACGTAGTTTTGCAATCTTTTCCGCATCGTGGTCGAAGCAAGCCCTGTATAACTCAGTAACTAATTTACTTTGTTTCATAGCCCACCTCCTTGAATAGTATTTATTACCTGCGGCGGGTAATACGACCTTTAGTTAAGTCGTACGGACTAAATTCAACTTCCACAGTATCACCTAATAAAATTTTGATATCATGCTTACGCATGCGGCCGCTAATATAGCCTACAATGGTAGGGCCGGTTTCCATTACTACTTTAAACATGGCGTTAGGTAATACATCTATTACCTTACCGTCCATCTTTATACCTTCTTCTTTTGCCATACTAGTTTCACTTCTCCTTTAATTATAGTGTGCTAAAGATTTGGCTTTCAATTTAGCCCACATAAATTTCTTCATCTCATTGTCATCTCTAGTGATGTATCCAAATGGTCCGGGGTCGGTCTCTCTATCTTTAATTACCTTTACTCCACCGCGAGAACCTTGCACCCATACTTTTTCACTGTATGAAATACACCTTTTAATTTTTGTAATATATTCTTGTTTAAAGGGGATAGAAATTACACCCTTAGGAAATTCAGGTATATGGTTTTTAGAAACTTGACAATAGTAGACAGTTCTACCCACGGCGCATCCTTGAAATTTCTACCGCTTGCTCGTCACTGAATACCGGTACTGCATTACTTTTGTGCATAGTAGCAATACCGATGATTTTGTCACCCGTGTATACCTTATGTACCGAGGCAGTTGAGCCGCCGGGGGTAACTTTGCTAGGGATATGTGCGCTAGTAAAACGACCTGCAGGAGCAGATAATTTGTATGTAAGTGTAGGAGCCTTGAGCGCCTTAGTACGTTTTTTTTCTTCGGCTTCAATGCCTTGCCGTTTCAATAACTCGTTCCATGATTGTTCTAAGTCACGGGCACGTTTGGCTTCTTCAGCATTACGGAACTTAACTTTGCCTTTGCGCTTGCCGCCAAGACTGAGCCATGGGCCCTCAAGATGCATAGTCATAATACGTGGGTCATAGTGTTAAACATGTACATATTATAATCTAAAACGGAATTACTGTCAAGTACTACTTTTTCAGTATAGCCCACATCTTTTCTTTCTCAATGATTTCGGCTTCAAGTTCCATGTATTGCTTGCGTAGTTCTCGCAAGTTGTCCCATTTCTTCTCTAATGCTTCATTTGGGCGCAGTATAGCTAATCGTTCTTCAATAGCTAATAATGACTCTTTAATTGATTTACCTTTAATAGCAATGTCACCCTCAAAAGTAACATCACCTTCAAACTGTGCATCACCTTTAATTTTTAATGATGTACCTGTAAGATTTGGATCGGTTGCAATGGTGTAAGTACCAGTACTACCGTTATTCATGGTACTACCCCAATTAATTCCGTTAGTATTTGGTGTAGAAACTATCCAAGGACTAGTGGTATTAGTAGTGTGTATAGATATAGATGGGACAGTACCAGTCGTGCCTGGGGGATTAATAACGTATGTCATTCCGTCGCTCTTTTAAAAATATAACGACCCTTATCATCTACTTCAATCTCAATGTTGTCATTTTCATTCCACCCTAATTTTTTTAATAACGGTGGAGGTATAGGTATAATCAAGTCACCGGTTTCTTGATCCGTATGTGACATAACCTCGTATCTTACTGGAACTTTTTTATCACTTTTGCTCATGTGTTATTGTAGTATTTTATTGTCAAAATGTCAACATCAATTTACCCAAGATAGGGTTCATAAATCTTTGTTAATTGTAATATGGTATGATTGGTACTTGCGTCACTATGTTTAACTGCTATGCCACTCGCTTCTGCCCAACTATTCAAATAGTAACTGAAATCATCTACTAACACATTGGCTTTACCGTTAATAGTAGCATATTTAAACTTACGTTTAGTGAAGATAGCATCTTGACTAGTACCAGGATTATGCTGGTCTAACCAATCTCTTTTAGCGTCAATGCTTGCTTGTTGTTCATTGCGTAACGGGGCACTTAAAACTGTAAATGGTATTTTGTTATCATGTAACCATTTAATGATAACTTGTCCACCTGGTAATGGATTTAAGTTACGGAACAAGTCATATACTAGTTTAGGTCCTTGTAAACTTAATCGGGTTATCGCTTCATTTTGGTCCTTGATATCATCCCAGTGTTTTACGTTCTCTAATTCTGCTACTCTTTGGAATAAATCGGCTTGAACCCCATCCATATCTAAGTATAAATGCGGCATTGGATTATCTATATCTTCCATCAATTCCTTAACTTTCATGTTAATATTTATCTCTGCATAGATTGTATCCTATTATTTAATAAATACTATCATAATAACAAAAATACGGGAGAAAAACATGACAGAAGAAAAGAAACCACTATCACGTAGTGAAAGGGAAGCACTTATCAAGGATAAAGCCGGATGGGTAATTGTCGTATTTGCGGCACTATTAGCTATTAATACCTATATAGGTGGTAGCAATAGTAGTAAAATATTGAACAATACCATTGAAGCTAACAATACTTGGAGTTTCTATCAAGCTAAAAGTATCAAGGGTACACTGGCAGAAATGTCACGTGATGATGCTCAAGCTAAAAATGATAAAGAAAAAGTTGCACGACTGCAAGCTAAAATTGACCGTTACGAATCTGATCCAGCAACAGGTGAAGGTAAGAAAGAGTTAATGGCTAAAGCACGTAAATTGGAAGATGAACGTTCGGTAGCTAAACTACGTAGTCCGTGGTATACATTTGCAGGTAGCTTATTTCAAATAGCCATCGTGTTATTATCGGCAAGTATCTTATCAGTTAATAATCGTCTATACATAGCAAGTCTTTGGGTGGGTGGTGTAGCAATGATACTTATGAGCCAGGCGATATGGCTTTGGATTCCTTCTGTAATATAATGATATGATAATACATGTCATTAATTTTAATATCTAAGGATGCCTTTGTTATAGTCATATTGGTATCAATAGCAGTTTTTGCTGTTGATGCCGGCTTACCTACAATTCAAAGATTCAAAGATACACTTCCTACGGGACTTACAATAGTTAACCACAGGGACACGAAATAATGGATCCGTTTACACTCTTTGCATTAGCAAACGGTGCGGTGTCCGCAGTTAAAGCCGGCTGTAAATTATATAAAGATATTAAGAGTGCCGCCGGAGATGTTAAAGACGTTCTTAAGGATATGGATGCACAGTTTAGTAAACTACATCCACCTGAAAAACCGGCTACAGTTGAACAACGCAATAATTTTGTAAAACAACGTAATGAAGTAGTTGTACTAAACAAGAAAGCTAATTCAGGTGAACATACCGGTGTATATTCGGAGATTGGTGAACATCTCGGAGCATACTATGACAACTTTTATAAATGTATGGCAGTATTTGCAGAAGAAGAAAAACGTGCCAAGACCGAAGTATATACAGGTGATGCTAGTTTAGGCAAGCGAGCATTGCAACGGGTATTAATGCGTAAACAACTACAACAAATGGAAGTAGAGTTACGTGAACTGATGATATATCAAAGTCCTCCGGAACTCGGTGCTTTATATACTGATGTAGAAGAAATGATGAAGGTAATGGGCAAAGAACAACAAATTCTTCTTACCAAACAACTTCAACAACAAGCAATAATAGATAAACGCCGCGCACTACGAATGAGACAACTCAGAGATGAATTTGCTACAGGCGTTGCTATAATAGTTGTAATATTTATTATGGGTGGTGTGTTTATGTGGGTAGCATATGACAGACAACAAAAATATCCACAATATGGTAATGGAATTTTTCCTAAATCAGAGGAACAACGCAGGGAAGACGCAATGCCAAAAACCTACATAGGAAGATAATTGTATAAAGGACAATACCATAAATAAAATGAACCCAACATATAAAGCATTATTAATAGTTTCAGGGACGATTGCCGGCGTGTTTATAGTTCCTGCAATACTAATAGTATTCCGAGATTTTATCTATGCCTTTATTTTTATAACATCAGTGTTTACTTGTTTTATTTTATTTGGATATTATACCTATCAAGAAATTTACCCAGAGATACTACGGAAACATCTAGAGGAAGAATCAATTATACACGGGTTCAACGGTGATCCAGAGAAGATAAGATTCTATCGGGCATTCAAGAAACACTTTGACGGGGATTTGAATTTAGAACAGTTGGAGAAGTGGTTGATTGACCATCCAAAAAAACATAAGTAAGTATAACGATATAAATATGTCATAGGAGATTATATGTCACAAACAATCGAAAAAATTATGGATAGAATCAAAAATTTAGGAGAGTATGAGGTATCCAGAGATATTCCTGAAGGTTTTAATTTTAATGGTAAAGTACCGTTTGATATAAAAATCAAGGGTAGCGTTGGCACTTTTAAAGTATTAGCAGTAAATATGAAAGAAGCTGAACAAGCTATAGCAAGGTATTTAGCAGAAAATACACAAGAGTGACTTGCCCCGAAAGGGGCTTTTTTATAGGAGAAAATTTATGAGTTGGTTTAACAGAAAACCTAGATTAAAAGAACCGCCCAAACATGTCCCGCATCATCGTAGAAGCCCAGTTTCTGAAAAGATGCTAGAGAAAGCAAAACTATCCGGACCACTAGTTGAGGAAAAAGCAAACAAAAAATCATAGTATAAATACTTTATTGGAGAAGTACATGACGCAATCAATACAAGATATTATGAATGATATGATGAAAATGCGGGAGTTCACTGTTGAAGTAGAAGTCCCTGTAGGTCTGTCATTAGACGGATTAGTTCCATATAAAGATACACCCAACAAAGGTTTATTTAAAATTTACGCACTTAGTCAAGATGACGCACAGGAAAAAGTATTGGCTCTAGTCAATAGCTTGGTATAATATATACTAATTATAAGCACCTAATATCCTACTAAATACGTATGAAGGAGAATAAAATGAATGAAGTTTACCGTAAACAAATTTTTAATTGGCTTAGCAACAACTACTGCCATTCTTGCTCCCTTGGCACCAAAAAATTTTAATATTAACATCACACTAGAAGCACCATCCACTGGTGCAAAAAAACCAGAATCCAAATATACTGTTGTTCAGACTAGATGTGATCTAGTTAATAAAACTACCACTGAGCAGGGGATGCAGGTATGTGAATACAAGTGCAGGGGCGGTGATAAAATTACAATATACAAAACTTATAGAAGTAACTCTGCCTTTTGCAAAGAAATAATAGATGAAAGTATCAAAAAAACAGAGAGAAACAAATAATGGAAAAAATATACAAATTTCTTAAAAAAACAATAATGCATCCTACATGGGGTTCTATACTGGTAATATTAATTACATTGAGCATGACTGTGGGCCTAGTCAATACAAGCGTAATATTGCTGAAAGTACTTGATAGTATAATACATTATCTTTTTACATAAATACTATAAATACTATATGAAATATTTTTCTTTACTACCATTAATATTTGTCGCTGAGGCACAGGCTCAGTCATTTGTATTGCCCTTTGAAGCAATATGCGATAATACCAGAGTGATTGTAGAAAAATTACAAAGTGTGAATGAAATTCCTATTAGCATGGGACTAGCAAACGACCAAGCAGGAACAACAATGACATTGTGGATGAATCCTTCTAATAAAGCATGGACAATCACTGCTACTAAAAATGAAACTACCTGTGTTATTGGCACCGGTGAGAGATTAAAGTTGATTAACTCTGGACCGATAATTTAAGTAATCATATACGCAATAAAGATGTAGGTAATCTGATGTAACATTTGGTCTAGACCAAGATGATTCCAAAAAGCAGGGGTAGTGATATCCCTGTTTCCATAATTCATTTTAGCCCAATCAACATGGTAATGAACGATTCCATCAACTATTGCCAACACAACTGCAAAGATAAAATAGGGAAGTCCAGTGACTGCAAGTATACACATCAATGTACCGAATGCATGTTTAGTACTGTGTCCAATACCCACACCATTACCGTATATGGCTTTACCTCTAACCTCATCATCAGTTTGTATTACGAAATCAATATACCAGTGTTTTAGTTGTAGGAACAATAGTAGAGTTATTACTGCGATAGTCATGTTTATTTCCGTATAGGTACATAGTCAACATTGGGTTGTGGACTATAATCTTTGGTTAATGAATTTCTAATTTCGTCACCATACTTTAAAGTTATATAGCTAAAAATTTTATCAATGTCTTTTTGAAAATTGTCTATGCCAATCTGCAAATAGTTTTCCCAACGAATTTTGTGTTTTACGACTTTTTTAAGATTAATATCTTTTAATATATCATCAAAATTATTTGATTCACGGTAGAAAGTATAGTATTTCATTTTTTCCAAAGTATAAAGTTGATGTAGTCTGTTTCTGATTCAAAGTAAAATGTGTACTTACCGGGGTGAAATCCAGCCATACCTTTTATATCATATCCCCAATCTGCAACACATTGAGTTTGACACCAGTGCATAACAGGTGCAAGCTGTCCAAACTTAATGTCAATTTCAGTTTTGTATTGTGTGTTGGGTGACATTGACTCCGCTCATGTTTAAGAAATTTATACCATCATTGCTACGATAAGCGTGACGGAATAAAACATTGTTAATACCACTTTGGTATATAAGTTTGGCACAGTCCAAACATGGAGCATGGGTAATAAACAAAGTAGCACCCACACCAGACTCGTTAGACTTAGCAAGTTTCGCAATCGCATTTGTTTCCGCATGTAATACCTCTGGTTTAGTTTTTAATCCACATGATACAAGACCTTGTGCTTCCTCATTGTACATTTGATATGGATATTTTTGTTTAAATTCTTCTGGATCAAGCCAAGCACTAGCACCTTCGTTATCCCATACAATATCTTCACATGTATTGTTCCATCCACTAGGCATGCCGTTATATCCTACGCTAACGATTCTATCATCTTTAACAATTATAGCACCAACTTTTAATCGTATAGCATAACTTAGCTGACTTGTTCGTTCAGCAACATCCATAAAATAATCAATAAACTTCTGTTTCATTTAACATACTTACAATATTCAACGTGTTTCATTGCATCTGTTTGGTTACTAAACATACTTAGTACTCTGTCTCTTATACCGAATCTTTTTTGAAAAGCTGTACCAAAACTTATACCTTTTAATTTTTCAAAAACATACTCTTTACAAAATGTAGTATACTCATTTTTACTGATAGGTGTAAAATCATTATCTTTATACGCATCCCTAGATAACGTAGTCACCATATGTCCAAATACATTCATATTAATCCCAAAGACTACGAAAATACTTACCAAACAAATCAAGACCTTCTTGAATGCGTTCTTCATGTTTCATATGACCGACATGGTCATACCAATGTTCGTCTGGATTCTTGTCAACCATTTGATATGTTGCTTCTAACTTACCAGTTACTGGATTTGGATATGTTCTATCAGTCTTAACCCAATCATATTCACCTTTGCCGTGATGATATTTGTCATCATAATCTTCATATGCAAGTTGTCCGAAACTCCATATCATTTTGTCTAATACTTCATCCCAACCCAAAGCACCTGTCTTCCATGCATCATCATGTGTTTCTTTATAGAAATCAAAACTACCCTGGTCACTATAATCTTCTCCACCGACTTCTACAAAATTGCCAGGTATCCCATGTTTTTTAGCCTTGAGTTGCAATAGCATTGGGTAGATGATTTGTGCAAGTGTCCTATCCATGTTCCATGTATCCCATGGATCAAGTTGTATGTCAATTTTTTGATTGCCAAATTTTGGAAACTTACCGATTTTAATCTTCATGTGTTTTTCACCACACCGTCAACAAACCCAAATACTTTGTTATTGTGGGACACTGCGGCGTACTTGATGTTTTTAAGTTCTTGTGATAATTTTGCCAGTTCTTCTATCGTTTTGGCTTGACAAATAAATGTCTTATCTTCATGGTTATACAGATATAGCATATCATTAAAACTTTCAATAAACAATTTATGAAGTTCGCACTCCTCATCTTCATCATATGAAGTGGTTCCTTCATTCTCTGCAAGTCTTATTAAGATTTTAGATAGTTTATGTATTGCAGCCATACCACCAGTAACAAACCCTAGAATAAAGGTCGCTAATAAAATAATTATTTCCAACATAAAGTCTTTCTTTATATTATTTATTAATTGTAAGATTGGACCATTGTTTCAATTTTTCAAATTTTTTAAGTTTTGCTTGTTGAATGCCTTCTACAGTGACTCCGACGTTTAGGTCAGTGAGTAATTCAATCATAGCCATCAAGTCACCAATTTCTTCTTCTAGCATATTAATGTTAGTGCGTTCTTTACCGGGCTTGAGTTGATCCGGACCAAAACGAAAACATTTACTAATTGCTTGGGTAACCTCAGCACATTCTTCTTGTAGAATAAGCATTACTTCTCGTAAATCATCATTCATTTTTATTTGTCCCATGTATTCAATTCTGTAACAATATCTTCTAACTTCTCAGTAACTTCCCATGTACCATGAGGTGGCGCAAACACCAATGTTACGTTTTCTAAAATACCGCTTTCTCTGGTAACAGTTGTATTATATACTGAAACAATTTCAGATATTCTAACTGCTACTTTACTTCCCTTATGGGCTTCGCTTGCGTTTGTTAGTGTGATAAACATTTAATCTTTCTTTTTGCTCATTGCAATTTTTGGTTCAATATACCGTGTATGGTATTCTTTATAATTTTCTAAATAATTTTCGTGTTGGATCCACTGTGTTCTTTTTCTATTTTTCTCAATCATAAATCCCCAATCACGTGTTTGTGGACCCATAAAGAATAGTGTAGTTGCAGGACCTTTTTCTGCATCAAGTTCTAACCAATGAAATTCGTTTGAACCTCGAATAATAATACTTCCCGGACCACGCCATGTCTGAAATTCTGCAAACTTTCTACCCAAACTGTCAAACACAGGTGTATGTTCCCAATAACCACCTTTCAACACAATAGTCATATAAGGCCAAGGATGGTCATGAAAAATAGGATCATCGCTTTTTACAATTGTATGTAGTGTAATGTTAAATGGAAACCACTTGCGGTCTTTGAGAAATAAATAGTATCGGTGCATATAACTTTCACCGGTACGTCTATCCGGGATTAGACGGTAACGACCTAATTTATTCATTATCCTGCGAAAAAAACTCATTGAAATAACACTCCTTCGTGTATTATAACACAAAATTGATTTATTGCAAATAGAAAAAGGGCAGTAATGCCCTTTTCTTACTGCCAAGTTTGATTAAACTTGTTCAGCCAATGCACGATAGCCAGCGGCTACTACTGCACGGGTTGGTGTACCCAAACGATACTTGGTAAAAGTTTGACCAAGTTTGTTTGTACGCTTGTTAGCGTAAATTGCAAAACCGCTGAAACGCAATGCGCTTACGGATGCAGTTGGATTAGCAATCCCAAAACGATGGGTAATTTGCTTTGCGGTGAGTTCTTCACCTTTACGTAGGGCTTCAATAAGAGCCTGTGATTTAGTCATATTCATTTTAGTTTCCTTCTAGATTGTTTCGTTGCGACTAACAACGTATACGAATTATAGTACAAAACAAAAGTAATTACAATATAATATGGTCAGATCAGTCATTAATCTTTCCCTTTTTATCAGGTATAGTGCTAATAGATCCTTCTACCCCTAGTTCAGTAACAGAAACTGTAAGGTCGGAAGGAAGGAATCTATATAAAAGGTGTTCAATATCTAATTTAGTTTTTCCTGATTTGCCAATGTTTCTTAAGAACATAAGACTATTATGATATGACTGTTGAACTTGCCTAGTGATTACTGTTGGCCATGACCATAACCTTGTCATATAACAATAGGGAATGTTATCAACCAACTCTGGTTTGAATTGACTATAGTATCTTTTGCTGATAACAATTTTACCACTAAACTCTGGATCTTCGTAACCGGTAGCATCAAATTCATCATTCAATATATATCTACCGGACATTTTGTGTATCCTATCTATCCCCGAGAAATAGTTCTTCTCTAAACACAACTTAAATACTCCCAAAAAGCAATAAAGTTCAGTATACGACTTTACAATATCCCAATTACCTAATTCAATATTTCTTTCATACATCTCTTTAACATGCGGATCACTGTCATACGTTACTAACATGTCACAATTAATATCTAAAATATTTCTTTGTTCAGGTGTAAGTGTAAAGGCAGAACACTCAACAATGATAATAACAACATCAGGTACTTTTGCTTTAATACTTTTAATTGTATCCAGTGTTTGTTCCAAACGTTCTTCATTAGAAAATTCACCTATCGTAGTGTTAATGGCACTTGATACCATAAAACAATGTTTCATAATTTAATCCTTTAATCCTTTACTGTTAATCCGCTGTTACCTAACTTACCACTAACACCAATTGGGGTGACCTCTTGTAACAAGTTGTCAGGTAGTAAAAGGTATAAAAGGTGTTCAATGTCTGCATACCTTTTATCTCCGATTCTGTCTGTGAATTCTTTAATTGCAGTTTCATAGAAAACCATAATTTTCTCGTTATACTTTATAGGCCAAGACCATAATCTTGACATATGTTGATACGGTATACCGACATAATCTTCACTAAATTGTGACTGATACTTCTTAGATATAAGAATTTTATCAGGTGCTTGCTCATGTAATGATAAGCTAAAGTCTTTATTCAACAAGTATCTTCCGGACATTTTGTATACACGATTGACACTGGTCAATAAATCGGCATCACGTAGCATTTGTAAGCCACGATAAAAACACAGCATCTCGGTTAAATTTTTAACAATGTCCGGGCTCTCGTTATTATTATGAATATATTGAACATTGACATCAGTGCTAAAATTGATAAGATAATGTATCTCATCTTCCAATTCTTTAACAATATATTCATCCAGTGGAATTCCAGATGCCTCAATCACTACAATCATGGCATCCGGAACTCTAGCTAGAATACTTCTAACCGTCATCAAGGTTTGTGACAACCTTTCTTTTTCTGAGTTTACTTTAAATTTAGTTTTAACTGCACTAGTTACCACAAATAAATGCTTCATACTTCCACATATTTTAACTGGAAGATATCAGCATGTTCATCATGACCGGCGTAACCCCTTGGGTTACACACGATACGTGTATCACCGATCATATAGTCAAACGGCATATGTGTGTGTCCATGAGTCCACAACTTGACTTGAGGGTGATCCAAAATGAATTCACTCAAATCACTATGATAGCCGCCATTCATCAAGAAATCATTTTTATACATTTCATGTATGCTTTGATGACTTGGTGAATGATGCCCAACAACAACCACTTTATCTTCCTTCATATTACTTAGTACAATCCTGAAGTACTGCAAAGTTTTCTTGTGGCGCATAGCAATATGAGCAGGACGCAATTTAGTGTATCCAAGTTCATCATTACGAATTATCCGAAAGTCATTCATCATATCGGTCAAGGCATGCATAGTCAATGGATCACCCTTATTGCAGTCTGTCCACAATGTGGCACCAACAAAGGACACTTCATTGATAACCTTAATATTGTTTTCCAAAAAGTAAACATTGGGAAACTTTTGGCATTCCTCACGCAGGTGGTCCAAACTAGCCTTCCAGCGACCATGATAGAATTCGTGGTTACCAGCAATGTAAATTACATGCGGGAATTGAAAGCTACAACGGCTAAGAAAGTCACGGAATCGTAGTGCAGCCTCTTGTCTGCGCCCTAAGTTAGGGATGTTGACTGGATCATTTGGATGTGTGGGCGGATGATTATGCAAATCTTCTGCAATCATAATATCGCCGCCGAGGATCAGGACCTCTGCATCCTCTTCGTTCTTAAGAATGATGTCCTGAAACTCTAAATGTAAATCACTACACACTGCTATTTTCATTTTATTCTATCCATGTCTCAATACAAAAAATACCTTGTCTGTATCAATTTTTACTTTATTTAAATTACCTGTTTTATCTAGAATGTATTCTATATTATAATTATATCTTTTCTTAGCCCATTCTTGCAGGATTAGTCTGTTATCTCTTTTACCACTATTCCAATCTTTTGAATTATTTTTAACCATTTCTTCTAGTAGATTAAAAAAGGCAAGTCCGACATTAGATGACGTTGGGTCTCCTGACATTTTTACAAAAAACATTGCTTATCCAAATAATTTATGCGCTAGAAACATCCCCAAATAAATGAATGTTACTATAAAGGGGATTCCAGTCACAACTAGTGCCCCGATGACCATTGGGAATGTTACCCAATCATATTTATTAAGTTTAAACTTGTTCATTTTCTTTTTCCATTTCACTGATTAATAGATTAGCAAATTGCTGGCAAAAAATATTAAACCACAATTCATCAAGCACTTCTTTGGGTGCTCCTGCCTTCAAAACCAATTGTTTTAATTCTTCATTCATACCAACTCCTTAATGTGTTTGCAACTACCACGAAATGTGTATCCGGGACATGTACATGTTTTGTCTGCGGTGTCAATACTATATATATTACCCTTGCTACCGGACACTTTGATGACTGTAGATTTTTCTTTTATCTTTTTGAAAGGATTAACTTTCAATGACTGAAATTTACGACCACGCTTATCGATAGTAATCGGTTTATTAAAGTAGAATGGAGTAGTAGAACCAACCTTGATGTATGCAAGCATTTTGGTACCGTCAAGTAGATAGGTATGATTAGCAAGGTTGCTATCATTCCATACTGTTGTTTCTACTACTGCTTCCATTAAACTTCCTCAGTTACTTTAGCCAATTCTTCTGACAACAAACGCAATTCAGTATTGTTTTGGTCAAACATATACCAAACACCGTCTTTCATAATGTAGCAAAACTCACACCAAGACTCGTTGAAATGTTCAAGCAAAGATTCTTTGCTGGTGTGTGTGACAAACTCTTGACCTTTTTCATCACGGTCACGACCATAGAATGTAGTCATGTTGCCATACTTATTTTCCCATGCACTTGGAGACATACCGGGAACGTCAAACGCACTGAAGGGGTGTTTTCTACCAATGTTAGCTTTGAGACTAGAGATACTACCCATTGCAACAAGGTTGTTTGCCTTAGGTGAATCATAGTGTTTTTGCAAAATACGACCATTGTGCGACAGATAGCCATCCCAATGACAATAAACTGTTTTGTAATTGTCACCATGAACAACTGCGATAAGTGAACGTGTACCCATTTGCAAACTCCTGTTGTTAACTGAATAAGACTATATTATATACCCAAAGTGATTTATTGTCAACCTTTTTAGTATGTCTCTTTGATAATTGAAAATTCGTCAGCTGGGTATTTTGCTAGAAATTCCTCTGATTTCACATATTCATTGTATGCCTTAGCATCAAAAAACATCCTATGAAACACAGTTTTAAACTGCCCTTTTACGGTTACTGTTAAGTACACCGATTTTGCTTTACCAGCCATTATTTTTCTCCTTAAACCAGATCAACTTGCACTTGTTTTCCACGTATTGTAGTACCGATGCCTGAAGGAATGGGCTTTCTAGTAGCCTCTGCCATACGGCGCTCATACGACAATTTTATCAATGCTTCCCAACACAGTACTCGGGCGTTAACGGTAGCAAACATTTCAGTCATTTGCTTGATGGTCATATACATACCGATATCGTTTTCAGAGCCATCGCCTTTGAAAATCACACGGAATTTTTGTGAGTTTTTCAGACCTTCGATAACTGTTTTTGTACGCATTTTTTAGCTCCTTTAATCAATCAATACAAGTATTATATACCCAAAACGATTTATTGTCAAGCCATTTTGTATGATTTTATGAATTCAGGACCAACATCTAGACTAACAAAAGTATCACCTTGCATACCTTGCTCAGAATAAGAAACATCAGTACCTAATTCTAGTCTAGAAAGTAATACTTTTACATTACTTAAAAATTCTTTATCCGTATAGATTAGGCCGTAAACATTCACATTCCAAGTATCAGGGCTAAAGTGTACCCTTAGTTCACCAAACTCCCAATCATCAGATGTATACGAAAGTTCTAATCCGGTAACTAGTACTGTTTTAGCCAGGTTAGACCAATAACCAGAACCATCTGTACTCAAATTTGTATTAACTTTAATCATTTCAATCCCTTTAATCAACTGAATAAGACTATATTATATACCCAAAGTGATTTATTGTCAACCTTTGGATATGAGATAAAAGTACTACTTTTTGAGTACATCAAAAATTGAATTTTGTAGAAGGGAGACCTCGTCACGGTCAACGTAAAAATCGGTACGAGGATCATAGTACTCACCTGCTTTAGGATCGTAGTACAGAACCTGACCATTGGGGTAGTGAAACGGACCCTCGAGACCTTTACGAGGACCGTATTCTTTGTTATGCTTGAAAACAATGTAAGACATGAAAGCTCCTTTTCACTACAGAAGCCTCTATTGTATACCCAAACCAATTTATTGTCAACCGCGTTTTGTAACTATTTCGTCTACTAATCCATAGTCAAGTGCTTGTTGGGCGCTCATGTAATTATCACGTTCCATATCAAGTTGAAGTCGGTCAAAATTCATACCCTTACTATTATGATTAACATAAATTTGAGTAAGATTCTTTTTCATTTCAAGCATTTCGGTTACTTGAATAAGCATATCAGTTGCTTGACCACGTGCGCCACCTGAAGGTTGATGAATCATATGGCGTGCATTCGGTAGAATAAAACGCTTACCTTTCGCACCTGCTTGTGCGAGTAAACTGCCCATGCTACATGCCTGACCCATTACGATAGTATGAATATCGGGCTTAACAAATTGCATAGCATCATAGATTGCCATACCTGCTGTTACACTGCCTCCGGGACTATTGATATACATTGAAATATCTTTGTCAGCCTCTGACTCTAAGAATAACAATTGGGCAACGATAAGATTTGCCATTTGGTCGTGAACCTCACCCTCAAGTAAAATTACACGGTCACGCAATAAGCGACTGTAGATATCATAACTACGCTCACCTTTTGCTGTTTGTTCAACTACGATTGGTACTAAACTCATAAAATTTCCTATAGAATATGAGTTAGTATAACAGATTATTTGCTGTTATGCAAATTTTTGTTTACCGTTTTCCACGACCCACATTACCAACTGGTCTGTCGGATAGCTTAACTACTTTTTCGGGTTCTACGGCTTGTTGTGTGCCGGCTGCAATTTCGGCATCGACTTTATCACTAGATATTACATCACCTGAATGTCCGTCTGGTCCAGGATCATCATAGTCATTTGAATCACGTCCTAATTTGAAACTGAATCCAGCACTACTAGGTTCTACTGCACTAGATTTATTTTCCATAGTAACCACACCTTCAAGTTTTGAAGGCCACTGTGTAGCGAATGTAATCTCACCGTTTGAATGGTAATCAGTATATTGCTGAATAAAATTCATTTCTAAAACTTGTAAAATAGTATCTGCAAATTCCGGGATAACTGCTTTACTATTAACTACTTGTGCAATAGTCTTTTTAATGACATAAACCATTTTTCCACCATCGCTGGCTTTTTCACTATGAACAGTACTTAGTAACGGTTGATAAATTTTAGGTAGACCCAATGATTGAATACCTTTTTCATTTTTTTGACCTTTTATGCTATTGATACTTTCAATACATTGTTGTTGTAGTCTCGGAGCTTTAACTGAGAAGGGTAAAAACTTATGCCACACTTTGGGTATGCCATTTGAATTAACTGAAAATAGAAAATCCATAATTTTAAATGCCTGTACAATTGTACTTGGACCAGTAATATCTTTACCAGCTTGGCATAACTCAATTAATGTGATTGCATTTTTTAATTGTTGATTACGTTTGATTTGTGGGCTTATCTTTAATCCTGAAATTGCAGGAGCTGCCCCTCCACCTGTACCTTTACTACTGATGTTTAAACTATGACTTGTATTTGGATTAGTAATAGTTGCATAACTATCAGCAATATTATTGTTTGCGGCTGAGGGGAAATTAAGAGTTAAATCTCCTATATCCCCGCCTAGCCATTCAATGAATTGTTTCTTTCTAGGGAAACGTGTACGCTCATACAATAACGCAAGTACGCCTAAATATTCACCTGCATAATCTACGATAGCTTTACGTTCTGATTCTTTTTCTTTTGTTAAAAACTCAGGTGGCAATTGAACATATTCTCCGGCAACAATATACTCGGCTAATTTAATAACTACCTGACCGTAATCTGTTTTTTGTAGTATTGAATTACCGGCAATAGTCTCGTACAAATCTGTTGCTGAAATATCTCTATCAGTAATTCTAATCAAACTTGGTTTTAATAAAACAGACTCTTTAGTACTTCCGCCAAATTCTTCATTCTTTGCTAAACGCGCCATTGGAATTTCTTCCCCGTCACGTGTTATAATAGTTGTTTTTTCGCCCGTAAACAATCCATCATTTTTCAGTTTAGTTAATCGTTTTGCTTCTTTGGGGTCAATGAAAATTTCTGCCCCACTCACGTTGTCAACGAACGGTTGATTAGTTGTTATTTTACTAATAAGCAATGCCCATCTCGCTGGATCTTTGATAATTTGGGTTGGCGTTAAGCCTTTAGCAAAAAGTGTTTGAGGAGCATTTGGATCCTTCTTTGCGGCTTCTTCTAGGTTTTCTAATAATGTTAATAAATCACGCATAATATGTATTTATCTAGAGTTAGCACTTAAACAAATCTTGATGTTTAAACCATTTACGCATACTATGTGAAGTTTTTAATGGGATTCCGTATCTTTTCATTCTGTCCCTAAATCTAAAGAATGTTGGACCGTGACTCATTAAAAATGCTTTCCCCTTACGATATCTTTTTGGGCCTTCTACGTCCCATTGATGTTGATGGGCCATTTCATGTGCGATTACAGTTACAAACCATTGCGGACAGAACCATTTATCCATGAGTTCTATCTCACATAAACTTCCGGTTTCATAGGGAAGTATGTCCCCTAAACACATTCCCCAATATTTCCTACGCCTAGGCATTATGTATATATCGGGCATGTGCAGTTCGCTATAGAATACTTTCTCATTTAGCAACATATACACATGTCTGGCATCATTTAATGTTGGTCTAAATAGTAGTCTTTTTTGGTTACTTATTGACGGTAACGGGAGATCCATGATATCGGGCAAAGAGTATTCAGATAGTTTAAACATATAGATATTTAGCAAAAAAAAATACTATATGGTTCTCCCAATCTAAATACATGTACAAGGAGAAATTATCATGGAATTGATTATTGGTGCTATCGTTATCGTAGTTGTTGGATTTTTGATATTTAATCGTAAAAAATCAGAAGAAACCCAGCAAACATTTACTGAAGTAAAAACTGAGGCTACCGCCGAAGTTGCTAAAGTTGAGGAAGAAGTGGAGGCTGTTGTCGCTAAGGTTGAAGAAGTCAACCCTGAAGTTCCAGCAGTTGCTAAAAAAGCCAAAACAACGGCAACAAAAGCCAAAGTAGCTGAGGTAGCAACTACAGTTAAAGCTGTTGCAAAACCAAGAGCTAAAAAAACTCAATAATGTGACTATACACACATTGAATTTGAAATAGGGCCACTGGCCCTATTCCAATAAATAACATATGGTATTCGGATTTGACATAATAAGTGATTTATATATCACTGACCAAAAAACATTTGATTGGGAATACAAACCTACAAGTTTGTATTGCTTGATTCCGGGTAATATTACAAATGACGTTTATATTTTATATAACGTTCTAAAACACCTCAGTAAATACTACCAGGGAGTATTTTATATTGATGGATCATTGGACCACAATTTTATATACGAAAAAGAGTTAGTAACTACTGAAATTGGAAAAATATGTAATAAAATTAAAAATGTAGTATACTTGCACAATAACGTAGTTGTAGTCGATGGTATTGCTCTATTAGGAGTTAACGGTTGGAACAACAACATAGCTGTAAATACGGATGATGATAAGTTCCAAATAAAATCTTACAAATATGATGATTTACTATACTTGGAAAAAACGGTAGAACGAATGCAGTTACATGTAGACGTTAAAAAAATTGTTATAATATCTAATAGTGTTCCTACAGATAAATTATATTTTGGGGAAGCTCCTTCAAATGAAGAAGATGTGGATTTAACTATGATTTTGGGTGCTGATACTGAGAAAAAAATTCACACATGGGTTTTTGGACACCATAAAAAAATAGTTGATACCACTATAGACGGTATCAACTATCTTAATAATCCCTGCTATGATAGAAATCCATATTATGCTAAACGCATAAATGTAGAAATTTAACGTTCCTCAGCTTCGATTTTTACTTGTAGTGGGAAACCCTCGCTACGTGCATCCAACGTGACTTCAATACCCTTTTGTTCTGCAATTTCGTAGGGCAATACCGCAACAATAGCACTTCCGGATGCATGAATCCCGGTAGTAATATTTTCAGCGGTGTCACTAGTATAGTTGAAATGATCTATTAAGCTACGTACTACAAAATCCACACTAGTATGGTCGTCATTCATATAAATCACCTTGAACATAGGTGGTTCAGTAACTTTAATATTGGGTTTAATTCTAATTTTTACATCTGTTTGAGACATGATTTCGACCTTTAAGAAAAGTGTGCAGTTTCCCGCACACTTGTATTTACGATAAATCTATTATACTATTTATTATAGTTTATTACAATCTTCTTGGGTAGTTTATCTTCGGGAATTTTTCGTTCTAGATAGACAGTTAATACGCCGTTTTTGATGTTTGCTTGTATAATTTCTACGTGTTCGTTAAGTGGAAACTTTTGTGTAAAGTTTCTGTGACTCAACCCACGATAATAATATACATACTCATAATTGGTAGGTTCATCTTTAAGATATTGCTCACCCTTAATTATTAATACACTATTTTCTACTGTAACTTCTATTTCTCCTTCATCAAACCCGGCTACAGCTACTTCAATAGTAACTGTATTATCACCTGTTTTGATAACGTTATGTGGAGGATAGTTTCCGTGTTGACTTGCACTTATACGCATGATCTCGTCAAACATGTTTTCAAATCCAATACCAAATTTATGTATGGTAGGTATATCTAGTGAACGTAATGAAATTTCTCTTGTCATTTTATATCTCCTTTAATAAGCAAGATTACTGTTGGGCCCACCCTATGTAGCGCCCAACTTTAAATTAGGAAGTTGCTTCAGCTTCCTTAACTTCTGCATCAACCACATCGTCTTTTTTCTTTTCAGCTTCTTCAGCATCGTGTTTGGCTTTTGTGATTGGTCCAATTGCTTGGTATAACTCAGTAACTTTTTTGTTGATATCTTCAACATCTTCAGTCACTAATGCACTTTCTACTGCATCAATAGCTTTAGATGCAGTTTCTTTTTCTTCGGCTGTGACTTTATCACTGTATGTGTTAAAGTCTTTACGGAAATTATTTAGTGTTGATTCTGCGCCATTACGCACTTGAATCAATTCAACTTGTTTCTTGTCCGACTCAGCATTTTCTTCTGCTTCACGAACCATATTTTCAATATCAGCCTCAGATAAACCACTATCACTCTTAATTGTGATTTTGTTTTCTTTACCTGTACCTTTATCTTTTGCACTGATATGCATAATACCGTTAGCGTCAATATCAAAGGTTACTTCAATTTGAGGCATACCGCGTTGTGCTGGTGGAATACCATCTAAGTTAAAATCACCTAGAGTTTTATTGTGCTTGAACAATTCACGCTCACCTTGACCAACACGAATAGTTACTGCAGGTTGATTGTCATCTGCGGTACTAAATGTTTGTGAAGCCTTAGTAGGTATTGTAGTGTTCTTTTTGATAACTTTAGTGAATACACCACCCAATGTTTCAATGCCCAAACTTAATGGAGTAACATCTAACAACAATACATCTTTACGGCCACCACCTAAAACATCACCTTGAATTGCAGCACCTGCGGCAACTGCTTCATCAGGATTAACATCTTTACGGGGTGATTTACCAAAGAAATTCTCAACCGCTTCTTGTACTTTTGGCATACGTGTCATGCCACCAACTAGAATAACTTCGTCAATATCACTATTACTTACACCAGCGTCACGCATGGCAATTTTGCAAGGTTCAATACTGCGCTGGATTAGTTCATCAACTAGGCTTTCTAGTTTGGCACGACTCAGTTTAATGTTTAAGTGTTTAGGACCGGTAGCATCTGCTGTAACATATGGTAAGTTTACATCAGTTTGGGCACTAGATGATAATTCAATCTTAGCCTTTTCTGCTGATTCTTTTAGTCGTTGCAATGCCAACACATCTTTGCTTAAATCAACTCCTGAATCTTTCTTAAATTCATCAATCAAATAATCCATGATGCGTTGGTCAAAATCTTCACCACCTAAGAATGTATCTCCGTTTGTTGAAAGAACTTCAACTTGTGTGTCACCATCAACATTGGCGATCTCAATAATTGACACATCAAATGTGCCGCCACCCAAGTCATACACTGCAACTTTACGGTCACGTTTCTCTTGTTTATCTACACCATACGCTAATGCGGCTGCTGTAGGTTCGTTAATAATACGCAACACTTCTAGTCCAGCGATACGACCTGCATCTTTTGTTGCTTGACGTTGACTGTCATTAAAATATGCAGGTACAGTGATGACTGCTTGTGTAACTTCATATCCAAGATAATCTTCCGCAGTCTTTTTCATCTTGCGTAGTACTTCTGCCGAAATCTGCGGGGGTGCTAACTTATCGTCATTTACTTGAACCCATGCATCACCGTTAGAATTTTCAACGATAGTATATGGCATCAAGTTAATATCTTTTTGTACAGCCTCTTCTTTGAATTTACGACCAATCAAACGCTTTGCGGCATAGATTGTATTCTTTGGATTAGTAACTGCTTGACGTTTAGCACTTGCACCTACAAGAACCTCATCATTGGCATAGGCAACGATTGAGGGCGTAGTTCTAGCACCTTCACTATTTTCAATTACTTTGGGGATTCCGTTTTCAATGACGGCTACACATGAATTTGTGGTACCTAGGTCGATACCGATTACTTTGCTCATAATTTTCTCCTTTGTTAAGCAAGACTTTTGTTATAGACCCGTTAGGCATCTACAACTATATATATTTTACACTGTTGTGCAAAATATACAACTATTTAGGTTAATACAGTTTTTTGGGTAATTGTTGGTCACGTAAATGTTTTTTCCAGCGGCTCTTGGCTTTGCTTTTATCAATTTTACGTTGTGTAGTAGGTTTGACAAATTCTTGGCGATCACGGACTTCTTGTAATAATCCGGATTCTGTGATTTTCTTTTTAAATTTACGCAATGCTTTTTCAACATTTCCGTCTGGTCCTACTATAACTTTTCTTCCTGGCATATTGTTGGTTTAATAACCTGCTCCTTATCTATATTTAGCTTAGTTATGTTTTTATCACGATATCCCCTAGTATTAAACATATGACACATCAGCACACGTTCTATTTCGCTATGTAATCCTCGGGCACCAGTTTTTAATTTTAATGTATTTTCTGCTATTTGGTCCAATGCATCATCAGTAAATATTAACTCAATATCATCTAAACCCAATAGATACTTATACTGACTTATGTAGTTATTTTTAACATCGGTCAATATATGAATTAATTGTTCTTTGGTTAGATTTGCTACACTAACCGTAGTAGTGAATCTACCTACAAATTCTGGAATCAATCCAAATTTAGTAAGATCATCTGGGGTAACTTCTGATAAGTCACCTTCAACTTTATTATCTTTAATACTTGCACCAAACCCAATACTAGTCCCGTCAGTACGTTTTGAAATAACATCTTTAAGACCTACAAATGCCCCACCTGCGATAAACAATATATCTTTGGTGTTTACTTCATTCATATCATTTCCGGGATGTTTTCTACCACCCTGACCTGATACTCGGCAAGTTGTACCCTCTACCATTTTAAGTAATGCTTGTTGCACACCTTCACCGGATACATCTCTAGTGATACTTGCACCTTCACTCTTTCGTGCAATTTTATCAATTTCATCAATAAAAACAATACCACGTTCTGCTAATTTAATATCGCCACCGGCAGCATTAATAAGCATATTAATCATAGATTCAACATCATCGCCTACATAACCGGCTTCTGTTAAACTAGTAGCATCGGCCACTACAAAGGGCACTTTGAGATATTTGGCGGCTGTCTTAGCAAGTAACGTTTTACCACTACCAGTAGGACCCACAATCAACACATTACCTTTTTGTATTTCAAGGTCCTTTGGTGGATTATTGATTCGCTTATAGTGGTTAGCAATAGCTACACTCAAAACAATCTTAGCACTATCTTGCCCTATAACATGTTCATCTAAGTATTCTTTAATTGATTGTGGATCAAATTTAGGTATTGATGTATCTTCGGGGTCTTTTTGCTCATCTATAATTAGATCCTGGCATAATTCAACACAGTCACTACATATAGATACGCCCTCACCGACAACTAATTTTTTTACGGCTTCTTTACTGGCGCCACAAAAACTACAGTAATTAATTTGTTTTGCTTCTTCTGTCATGTAATTACTTATCAGAACTTTTAATTCCCAAATAATTAATTACATGTATTGTCTGGTGCAAGTGATAAGGTTACTTTACTCATGTTCTGTAATTCGTTTGATAATTTACTACCATACTTCACTGGTATTTCAATAAAACCCTCATCTAGCATATCACCAACAAGGAACCTAGAATTACTATAATTATTGATAGTATCTACTCGGTGCCTAAATCCACCATAGCATTGCGTATAAATTGTTCGATTATTTTTATCTGTAACTGTAGCCTTAATCATTACGGTGTATGATATTTTTTGTGCTATAGAATTTACCAAATAAGAATCATTAAACCAATATACACGGCTCCCACCTAGCCAATCATTTGGTCCTTTATACTTCACTGTTATAGCATCGGGACTACCCTGCTTACCGTCTTGTACAATACGTAACGATTCCATAAAGGCTTCTACCCATTCATGATTCATAGTAACTTCAAACGGAACTTTTAAGGTTAAATTTCTTTTAGAATCAATCATTGTCTCAGTAGGAAACTGTTTTAATATATATCCATTGGTTAGATAACTATCTAGTACTGGTTCAATTGCTTTGAATCCGGTGACTTTATTATTTTCGTAACTTTTAAATTTATCACTTATCTTTTTACCTTCGATTACACCACCGGTGGTAGATACACCTAGCAATCTTTCAGCAATCTTGCTACTCTTTACCTTTACGTCAACTACCAATGAATATCCTTGACTAGTTTTAGTCTCGCTAATGATTTTATAATCATCAACATAACCTGCACTCGCCTTTAAGATTTCATTGCGGATAAGTTGATTGTTGTGTGATTGTCTTTCGGTGATTACAACTGAACCTACCACAATTTCAATTGCTGTATTAAAGGCATTAGTTTTTGCCTCGTCAATATTTTTACCAGTGCCAAGTACACGTGTGTACTCAGATGGATATCCAACTGTGCCAGAGGTTTTTTCGACACCATTGCTAGCACATGCTGTAAGAAACAGCATGGCTACTATAACTAGATATCTCATTTCATTTTGCTAGCAAGTTGGTTACGTGCATCTTCGCTATCTAAATCCCAACGAATAGTTACAGAAACCTCTTGCACACCAACCACTTCTTCTTTCACTTTGACAAAACCTTTCAGAATTGACCGTGAAGAAGTTTGAATAGTTTCGGTCAATTGAACGACCGTATCGTTGGTGTTTTCACGTAGACTAATGTTCTTAGCCTCTTTATCAGTCATTTCAACTGACTTGTCATCGGCTTTACCTGAATTGACTTTATCAGTAGCCTTTTCGATATTCTTTGCAATGGTGTTGTTGACACGATTGGTAGTAATTTCTTTAGTCAAAAATTCACTAACATTTGCACTGGCTCGCATTTCTGCTCTAGTCAATGCATTACGCAAATTGTTAGTAGTGTTACCAAAACTAGGTGCAGTACCTGTTGCCTCAATTGCTACAATCTTACAATCACGCTTAAGACTAAACCATGTACATTTGGTTTCAACTTTAATATTTTCACTTGTGAAAGAACTGGATAATTTTTGACTAGCAATTGGGTCACTGGTATTAGTACCATTACCCGTTTTCATACTAGAACATGCACCAAGTGATAGTGCAATAACTAAAACTGAAAGTTTGAATTTCATAAGAACCTCTGTGTAGTTGAACAATAAAGATAGTATACTACCAAATCGAATTAAAGTCAAATGATTTTGGGTTAACTTTTATCCGTTTTTATGTATTCTGCTATGGTTTCTGACTCAATTGGGGTCAAATAGTCAGGATCATACTCTCCTGTACTCAATTTTTCAATCAAATGTTGCATATAACCGTCATCTGACAAATGGGTTTCTACACTGTCACGTTTTAATTCTATCCATTTTGAACCGTTAAATTTATATATACGGTGCGGAATAGTATCAACTCTAGTATAGATATCGCCGTTAAATGCAGATTCGGGAAATTTAGTTCCAAATGATACTTTGGGTAAATTAGGATTCCCCTCATCTGCTAGTAAATCAGGTCTTAAATCTTTAAGGACCCTACGATGGATCCGTTGTCCTTCGAATTCTACGTATTCATCACCTACCCTTTTAAAAGGTTGGATGGTAGTTTGGGTATCATCAACCGTAATTGTAGTACTATTGACTGTACGGGTATCTGCAAATGCAGGGCCTGTTTGTACCCATTCACCTGTATTTAAATCTTTAAACCCTTCAAAATTGGGAGTGTCATCATTAGTAACGGGTTCTGGATCTACTGTATCTGCCATTTGTTCTTCAATTGTAGGCTGAGATTTCTTTTCCAATTCCTTAAAGACTTCTTCCTCTTCTTTAGTAACTTCAACGACTTCTACTGGTTTGATATCGCTAAACTTATTAGCTACGTAAGGTTCAAATTCTTCCGGTGGTCTAGCAGAAGGAAACGGCCATGATGCAATAGGTTCAGTATCTAATGCTTGTATTTCTTCCTCAGTAAACGGTCTTGTATCTTCTTCTTTGGGTGGGATGATAGCCATAGCATTTCTATCATCTTCTAATAATTCTTCTTCTTTATCCCAATCTTTACTCTGATTAGCCGCAATCACTAGCATAATAGCAAGTGGATCAAAAACAATAACAAGTAATATAATTACCCAACGCACTGCACGTTCTAACAAGTTGGCATCTGGGTTGTCACCATATATGAATGCCGCAATATACTTAATAGGACCTACTTCGGCTTCTACTTTACGTAATTCAGTAGCAACGGGTGCTCGTTCTTCATTTAATTTAGCAATAATAGTTTGTGCTTTGGCGATATCATTTTGTAATGCAGTTCGTTCTTTTTGTTGTTGTCTACGAATTTGAACAGCACGTTCTGCACCTCTATCATTTTCAGTACGACCTAACATCTGGTCTACCTGTGCATCCATTTGTAATAATGCTTTTCTACTGGTTTCTATATTATCACGCTCAGTTTTAATTTTTTCATCAAACAATGCAACTTTAGCTGAAACATCACCAGTCGGTACACCTTGGTCTAAGTGTGCTTTACTTAAGAATCCAAAGATACCCATACTTGTTAGTAATGCAAGTGCAACAACTGCCGGTACTAGATACATTTTCATTATCCAAGTACATCGTTTCCAATACTTGCGTAACCAAACTGTAGTTGTGATTTTTGCTAGCTCCAATGCACTACCCATAATAATAATGGGTATTACTGCGCCTGCAAATATGGCGGCTAAACCGATGATACTATACCATGCGGCTATGCCACTTAATGCTAGTGCTACCAATAATGTAGCATTACTGAACGTGAAAATTTTAGAGGACATCTGTTATTTATTCATATGATTTTGTTGAAGAACAGTACTTATTATAACACCTTACCTAAGCCAAGCCAAATTAATTGGTCTAATTCAGATTGATAATCTTTGCCTACACGGCGTTTTTCGTAAATGATTTCAAGTATTTCTTTGCCATCACTATATCCTATAACATCTGAACCACGATTCTCTAATTCATCAATTAGGTCATCAGTATCAAAGTCTCCAAGATCAACCTCAACTTCAACCTCAGTATAGATTGTTTTATAGCCCATTATCTACTCCAAATAAATGCCCATATGTTTTAATAAACTCATCCGCTCTCATTAGCAATTTTCTAGGTAAACTATCATTCATGCTAATAAAGTAATGGACCCATGTACCATCTTCACGGTCTTTTAATTGAATAACTTCAATCCTACCACCATCTTCAAATGAATATGATTTACCAGTTAGGTTATCATTCATTTTTCTTTTCTTCGGTATCTTCAACGCTCAACTTGTCAAACTCACGCTTGAGGTCTTCCAATGCCGCTTCTAACTCTGCGGTGTTATCCTCAAAATCTTCTTCAACCTCATCATCTTCCACACCATCCTTTAAGCGACTCAGTGCATTAGTCTTTCGCTCTTGTTCTTTTTGTTCTTCTGCAATGCCAATTTCGGTTAACGTAGTATCACTTTCGCACATTGGACAAACTTTTTTGGCTTCACGCTCACCAGTTTCATCATCTTCTGGCCATATCCAATCAGTATCAAACTTAGAACCTTCCCACTTACACTTGGTACACTTGTGTGTTACTGGGGATACATAATCTTCACGCACTTCCCAGTCTTCAACACTATATGTGATATCGTAACCACCTTTACGGTCGGTCCACCAATCATCATCATTGAGATAGTCCCAATCTAGGTCAACATTATTTTCCCAAGCATCATTGATAACCTCGTCAATATCTTCATCACCGGATTCTAGTCCATTTAATTTTGCTTGAATTTCATCTTCATCTAGGTCAGGATAAATCTCACCAAGGATATCAGCATCAATTTCAATGCCATATCGTTTTTCAACCTGATGCCACTCACTTTTTACTACTGTTACCATTTTTCATTCCTTCACTAGTTAGATATTCCATGTAATATATATACTGTGGATATTGTTTTGCCAATTGAGAAATCATAGTGTGCATATCACGTTTTATAATTTCTATATCATCTGTTCTGCCGACGAATTCATCTAATTTTTTATTAAGTAAAATTTTAAAATTAGACTTATTCATTTTATTTCTTTAAGCGGTTTAACATCGTTGTGTTTTACAATTATAAAGTGTTTATACTCTTTGTCAATCTTAATTGGTAAATCTAAGTGTATGGTAATTTCCGGACCAGTGATTTCGCTAATCATTCTATCATTACCCACTGTACCCATGAAAGGTATTTTGTTAAACTTACCAAATACTCTATCACCGATAAAGTATTTAGGTTGATATGCTTTTTTCGCAAAGTAATCAGTTAAGCTAGCCATTATTGTTGTTGCACACAGAACAAGTGAGCATTCAGTCCACGGTCTTTTAGAATTTTAGAAAGGTCTCTACATTCTTGATATGTTTTGACCTCAGCCAATTGAGTAAACTTTATCTCAAAAGGTGCTACATCCATGGTAAGTGCAATAATCAGCGCCCACATATTACTTGTTAGTAGCAACAGTCGGAGTAACTACACCGTTGATAACCAGTGTCTGACCTTTGAAGTTAGCAATAGCACCTGGTAGTTGACGCATAGCGTCAGCTTCGGCTTCTGCCTTTAGCAAAGGAATAGCCATTGGGTTAGCCTGCATACTTTCGTTACGCTTTTTAGCAGTGGCTACTTTGACTTCTTCAGTTTTGTATTCGTTCTTGGCCTTGACCAATTCATTAGCAGAAGCAACAACCGAATCAGCAGGTACGATGTTACGGATTAGAACCTGACCAATTACAATAGTGCCGTCTAACTTTTCTTCTGTCAGTGTGCGTGTAATCTGTTCTTTAATTTCAGTTTCCATTGCTTGACGGGCATCGCCCATTTCCAATGCTTCGTACTTGCGAGCACTTTTATAGATAGCGTTACGTGCGGCATTGAAGATATAGTTATACATCAAGTAAACATCACCACCATCAACCGCGTGGAAGCTACGATTCTTGGCATTGTAAATCTCAGCCACCTGCGCTTGATTAATGTTATAAGTAACCAGCGCATCAAAGTCCTTCATGGTGCTATTATCTTTGGCTAGTGGAGCCATGTTCTCAACCTTAACTGAGATTTCTTTAATTGGGAATGTAATAACATCACCGATAATAGTTTGATTGAATGATCCAGGGAGCAACTCACCTGTACCAATTTGTTTGTCAAACCCTACACGGAGACCAACTTCACCAGTTTCAATACGTGTACAGCCAGTTGCCAAAATTGCGGCAGCGAGAATAGAGAGAGTAAAAATACGTTTCATGTTTTTCCTTTAAAATAAAACTACAAAAGTGATTAAAAATATAAGTGTGAGTATAGCACAGATAGCACTATATGTCAATAGTTTAGTTACAGACCAGAGTTCTTTTTTGGTCATTTCTCTAACGGTTTTTATACCAAAAAAGAATAGACCAAATACAAATAAAAATGCCAAGATAATTTTAATCATTTGTCATCCCTAAATCTAACAAATCGTGGAAAGCGCAAACTATATGTACCATCACGATTTTGTGTCACTACATCACATAAGATTTCGGCTGTGCGTCCAATGATGTGATTGCTATCATTCCAATAACTAT